ATAGAAAGATTTACCTTAAAGGTTCGGATAGACCAGATACTTTGAGGGGCGTGGGATTAGAGTACGTTGTACTTGATGAGTATGCCAGTATGAAACCTGAAGTGTGGGAAATGATTTTAAGACCTACTCTTGCAGATGTAAAAGGTGGTGCTATGTTCATTGGTACCCCTGCAGGAAAGAATCATTTTTATAAATTATATATAGAAGCACAGGAAGAAGATGACTGGCAAGCATTTCAATTTACTTCTACGGACAATCCATTACTGGACCCCAAAGAAATCTCTGCTGCAAAAAGCACTATGTCTACCCAAGCTTTCAGGCAGGAATTTGAAGCCACCTTTGAGTCCTTTACAGGAGGAATATTTAAGGAAGAGTGGATTAAGTATGTCGATAATGAAGCAGACTTTAAGGAAGGTACAATAGGTCATTACGTAGTAGCTGTAGACCCAGCAGGTTTTGAACAGGCAAGTAAAGATAGAGGTTTAAAGTCTAGTAAGTTAGATGAAACAGCTATATCAGTAGTTAAGATTGTTAATGATGAATGGCTAGTAAAGGATATTTACCATGGTAGATGGGGTATCAAGGAAACAGCAAATAGAATTTTAAATGCTGCTGTAGACGCCGAAGCTACCACAGTAGGTATTGAGGCAGGAGCATTAAAGAATGCAATCATGCCCTACCTTGAAGATGAAATGAGAACTAAAGGTAGGTGGGTAAATGTTACTGACGTTACTCATGGTGGCAAAAGAAAGACAGATAGAATAACATGGTCGTTACAAGGACGACTGGAACATGGTAAGATAAAATTTAGAAAGGCAGATTGGAATGACCACTTTATTTCCCAAATGATGGACTTCCCTTCCCCTCTTAGCCATGATGATTTACTGGATAGCCTTGCATATATAGACCAAGTTAGTGTAGCAGACTACGCAGGCAGTATAGAGTTAGAAGATTGGGAACCAATGGACGCAATAGCAGGATATTAATTTATGGATGAGAAAGATTACCTAGATAGTCCACACAGTCAGTTAAGAGAATGGGTGTTAGACAGAGTAGACCAGTGGGAGGACCATAGGAATACTAACTATATGTCTAAGTGGGACGAATATTACAGATTATGGCGTGGTATTTGGGCAACAGATGACAAAACAAGGCAGTCAGAGAAGAGTAAATTAATTTCTCCAGCCACATCACAGGCAATTGAAGCCACAGTAGCAGAATTAGAGGAAGCAATCTTTGGAGGAAACCGTTGGTTTGACCTAGAAGATGACATCCTTGACCAAAACAAACAAGACGCAGAGTATATACGTAACTTACTCCACGAAGATTTAACAAAAGATGGAGTTAAGGACGCTATTGCAGAGTGTTTACTTAACGGTGCCATATTTGGTACAGGTATTGGTAAAGTATTAGTACAGGATAAAATGGAAATGGTGGCTATTGAAGAGCCAGTACCGGGAACCATGACTACTGCTACTAGAACACAAGAAATACCATACACGTGTGTTAAGTTAGAATCAGTATCACCAAAAGAATTTGTTATTGACCCTACAGCTACAACAATAGATGAAGCATTAGGTGTCGCCCACATAGTAATTAAACCAAGATATATGATTACTAAGGGTATGAAAGATGGTATATATAATGATATGCCATTAGGTAGTTATGACAAAGCAGACTTTGGCTTTGATGAAGAGTTTAGTGACTCTGATGAAGATGACAAAGTAAAGATTGTAGAATATTGGGGATTAGTTCCTAAAAGATTTCTTAGTGGTAACTCAAGCAGCGTAGACCAGTTTGACTACAATGATGATGAGTTAGTTGAAGCAGTTGTTACAATTGCTAATGACGATTGCGTACTAAGAGCAGCAGAAAACCCATACATGTTAAATGATAGACCGTTTGTTGCCTATCAGAATGACAGGGTTCCCTCGAAGTTCTGGGGTAGGGGTGTAGCTGAAAAGGGATATAATCCACAGAAAGCTTTAGATGCTGAACTGAGAGCTCGTATTGACGCCTTAGCACTCACGACACACCCAATGATGGGTTTAGATGCCACTCGTCTACCACGTGGAACGAAATTCGATGTCCGTCCCGGTAAGACAATCCTTACGAATGGCGACCCTAAATCCGTTCTAATGCCTCTAAACTTTGGTAGTCTATCCCAGTCGACATTTACCGAAGCAGCAGAGCTAGAACGTATGGTTCAGATGGGTACTGGTGCTATGGACACAGCTAACAGTAACTTTTCCAATCCTCGGAATGGAACTGCTAGTGGTATGTCAATGCTCCAAGCAGCATCTATCAAACGTCAGAAGAGAACACTAATGAATTTCCAAGATTCATTCTTGATTCCTATGATTAATAAGACTTTAAACAGACGTATACAGTTTGATAACGAAAGATATCCAGCAGTAGACTTTAAGTTTAAACCTTATAGTAGTCTAGGTATTATGGCTAAGGAACTAGAAACAACACAGATGGTACAGTTGTTATCTATGACACCACAAGGTTCTCCTGCATTTTTTGTTATATTAATGAGTATATTTGAAAACTCATCACTGTCTAACAGGACACAGTTAGTGCAAGCAATCAATCAAATGATGCAACCTAACCCTGAGGAACAACAGATTAAACAAATAGAAATGCAAAAGTCTATGCTTGAGCTAGAAGAACTTAAAGCAGATATTAATAAGTTATATGCAGAAGCACAGAAGCTACAAGTAGATGCAGGTGATAAAACATCTAATGAAACTTTAGCTAAGAAACAACTAGAACTAGCTGAGAAGATGGTAAGAATAAAAGGTATACAGTCAGAAACTGCACGTAATGTACCTGAAGTAGAACATCTAAACTCAGAAACTATACTTAATTTGTCTAAGGCAATGAACGGATGACAGATAAAGAAGTATTAGAACAACGATTAGACATGATTCAACATGATGGCTGGCGTGTATTGTTAGAAGAGTACACTAAACTAGCAGAGTCACTTGAAAAAATCTATGACATTGAAGATGAAAAGACTCTACATTTACGTAGAGGTCAGGTATCTTTCCTAAACATGTTTATTAATTTAGAGGAAGCTACCAAACTAGCGTTAGAACAACTGGATTAGTACCAGCTCTAACATTTTTATAACCCCCATAATCTTAAAAGACGGAGGTAAGAAGCATGAGTAGTAAAATTGTAGACCCTGAGGTTCATGAAGAACCAGTAGAAGAGCAAGTAAACGAATCTTTAGAAGCATTAGCTGTAGAGGATGAAGTTAACGAGGAAGTAACTCAAGAGCCAGAAACAACAGAGCCTGAGCTTCCTAAGAAATTTCAAGGTAAGTCCTCATCAGAAATAGCTGAAGCCTATGAAAACCTAGAGAAAGAACTAGGTAGGAAAGGGCAAGAGATTGGTGAACTTAGAAAGCTTACTGATTCCTATTTGCAATCACAGATAAGTTCGCAAAGCCAACAGACTACCACAAGTGAGCCAGCAGATTTTTATGATAATCCTGAAGAAGCAGTCAGGCAAATTATAGATAATCATCCTAGGTTCAGAGAGTTTTCGGAACAGACACAACAGCAACAAGCTGCTTTAACTGCCCAACAACTCGAAAAGGCACATCCAGATTTCCAACAAGTCATCACTGACGGAGGATTTCAGGAGTGGGTAAATGGAAGTAAGATAAGACAACGCTTGTATAAAGAAGCAGACTCTTATGACTTTGATGCAGCCAATGAACTGCTTACGACTTGGAAAGAAAGACAAATGATTTCTAAGACGAAAGAAGTAAATGAAAGCAAAAAGACTAAAAGAGATACTGCAATGAAAGCAGGTGAAGGAGTATCAAGAGCTTCCGGTGAGTCAACAGCTGGTAAAAAGATTTACAGGCGTGCTGATTTAATACGTTTAAAACAGACTGACCCAAAGCGTTATCAGAGTTTAGAAGATGAAATCTACGAGGCTTACGCAGAGGGGAGGGTAAAATAATAAGATATATAGGAGATATATAAATGGCAACAGGTGTAATTGGTACTAATAACCAAACAGTCACTACAGCTGCAACTTTTATTCCAGAGTTGTGGAGTGACGAAGTTATTGCCAGTTATCAAAAGAACTTAGTATTAGCTAATTTGGTAACTCGCATCAACCACAAAGGTAAGAAGGGTGACACAATCAACATCCCAACACCGGTACGTGGTTCAGCAACTTCAAAGGGAGAGAACTCGCTAGTAAAGATTCAAGGCGATACTCATGGCAACACAGCGTTAAGCATCGACAAGCACTATGAATACTCAGTGCTAATTGAAGATATGGCAGAGGTTCAAGCATTGAGCTCTCTACGTAGATTCTACACAGAAGATGCTGGATATGCTCTAAGTACACAGGTCGACCTAGACTTGTTTAACAAAGCAGCAGCACTTAACGGTGGTAACGGTACAGCAGGTAACTCAGGTTGGAACAAGGCAGTAGTCTTTAACAATGCTGGTGTACTTTCTGACTGGGACCGTTCAGGTACTGGTAATGCTGTTTCACTAGCAACTGGTGGTGACGCTGCAATCCGTGCAATGGTAGAGAAGCTAGACCTAGCTGACGTACCACAGGACGGACGTGCAATTGTTCTAACTCCACGTCAGTACACTGACATGTTAGGCATTCAGCGTTATACTGAGCAAGCGTTTATTGGTGATGGTAATGCAATCAAGACTGGTAAGGTTGGACAAATCTACGGTATTGATGTATATGTTACTAACGCTATGGGCACTACTCAGTGTGCTACTGGTTCAGTTGTACATGACATTGGTCTAGTTCTACATAAAGACGCAATGGCTCTAGTTGAGCAACTAGGAGTACGTTCACAATCATCTTACATGCAAGAGTACCTAGGTGACTTGTATACTGCTGACACTATTTATGGTGTTGGTGAGATGCGTGACACTTCAGGTTTCGCTTTTGTAACTGACAGATAATAGTTAGTTAAACCGTAACCCCTTCTACATGAGGGGGTTATATTTAGCTAATTAGGAGAACTATGAACATAGCTGATTTATTTGACGATAGTGCTTTAGATTTAGAACTAGATAAGATAAAGCAAAAGATTGCAAAACTTTATAACGAAATTCTTGAACAAGTATTTAAAGTTGAAAATCCTACAGGTTCTCCGGAAGAACTAGCTTCTTTCTTAGAAGAGAATGGTTTACAGTTTAATAACGAACAAGGTTCTTTTGAGGAAGAAACAAGTGAGATACACGACATACTAGACCAGATGTTAAGTGGAGAAGATAACTTAGATTCAGTAAAGGACAGGAGTTATTCTAAACCTACAGTAGAGTCAGGTGCAGAATTAAAAGCACATAAAGAAACAAAAGATTTACCTGAGATGTCATCTTTACCTGAGCCAAAAGGATTAATGGCTACACCTAAAGATAGTCATACAAAAGCTAAAACAAGCTTTAAAGAGCCAGAAGCATATAAAGGAAAGCTTCCAACAAGAAAGAAAGTTGTACCAGTAGATGTTTCTTATGCTCCATTAGTGGAACAATTTACAGATAAGTTAGCAGATATAGAACAACGTAGAAACATTGGACGTGAAAAACTTTTAGACAGGTTAGAGTAATGGCATATAAGTTAACTAGAAAACAAAGAAAGTTTGTACCTGTTTATTTATTTAGAAGAAGGTCACAAACAGCTACGCCAATAGGTCCTCCTGCTTCATCTGAAGAAGAAATAGAAACAGAATCAACTGGCTTGTATTTTATAACTGAAGCGTCTAGCAATGCTAGTCCTGACTACATTATTACGGAGTAAACATGGCAACAACTAAAGTATCAGCCTTACCAGCAAAAACCTCAATAGGAGGTAGTGAAGAATTATTAATTAATGATGGCGGTACTTCTAAGAAAGTAACAGCCACAAACCTACTAGCAGGTGTATCAGTTGCCGATGGCTCTATTTCAACAGCTAAGATTGCCGATGATGCAGTTACAGAAGCTAAACTAGCTAATGCAATCAATACAGCTATTGC